CTCATAATCCTTGCTGGTGCTCTCAAGGCTGTTGAGGCTATCCAGCAGGGATGTGAGCTATATAAAGAGTATAAAGGTACAGTCCTAAAAGCTAAGGAAACCTTTGATGAAGTCAAGGGTATAGCCGTTGAAGTCTCAGATGTCGGTACTGGTATCTGGGACTTTATAAAGAATAAGCTATTCGCCTCAAAAGATGCGGAGAATAAGCCACCTAATCGCCGCAAGGAAGACAATACTGATGATCCTACGCCTAAGATTGAGACAACGCAGAAACAGAAAGTTGTTGAATCAACACAGGAGTGGGATGAGCAGGAGATAAAGAAGGATCTAATTAAGAACCTCAAAGTCTTCTTTAAAGCGATGATAGCTATACAGAAGAAGATAGCAGCTCAGCAAGAACGTATTGACCATGAGGTAATTGATCCTGATGAGTTACTTGATGTCTCTTTGGACTTAGTTGTAGCTAAGAAAGAGATGGAGAAGGCTCAGAAGGAGATTAGAGAGACTATGGTGTACCAGAGTCCCCCTGAGTTAGGTGCTTTATATACCGATGTGGTTGAGATGTTCGGGATAGTCCAAGAGAAGCAAGAGGCTACTCATTTACTTAATTTACGTAAACGGAAAGATGAATGGCAACGAAAAAGCAATCTACTTTCCAAAATAAGACAACGAATAGCTTGGGTCGTGGTAATGGCTCTAATAGTATTGGAAATATGGGGACTAATAGCGGTACTTCTTCTAGCGAGACAGCATACATAAGTTTCCTCGTGTTACTTACGCTGTTGTTCTTTTTAATAATGCCTTTTGAACTATATCTGTACATTATCGTACATGACCATATACAGACTTGTCCTAAGTAAGGAATACGAATGAATGAACTGATGAATATGCTTAAAAATGCAGCACCTGCTTTGGCTACTGCTGTAGGAGGCCCTCTAGGTGGCATGGCTATGAACGCTATTGCCTCTAAATTAGGCGTAGAAGCTACTCCTAGTGCTGTCACACAAGCTCTTAAAGACAATCCTGAACTTGCTGCTAAGCTTAAAGAGATCGACTGCAAAGAGTACGAAATTGAACAGAATAACCTGACGGAGCGTATGAAGGCTGATATGTCTTCTGATTCTTGGTTGTCTAAGAACATCCGTCCCATGGTGCTCATATTCCTTCTGTTGGCCTATAGTGGCTTCGCTATTGCTTCTATCTTCAACTATGAGACTAGGGGTGCTTATGTGGAGTTGCTAGGTCAGTGGGGAATGCTCGTGATGTCTTTCTACTTCGGTGGTAGGACAATGGAAAAACTAGCTGATAAGGTAGGTAAAAAGTGAATATTAAAGACTTCTGTGTGGTGACAGCCACTGGTTCGTTGGTAATGGTTGTTGTAGCTATGGTTGCAATGTTCGTTATCGCTTTGTTGGATTCATCTGTTGATGACAAGATGGTGTTCGACATTGTAGGCCCCGCCTTTCAAACAATCGTTGGTGGCTTCATTGGCTTGATTACAGGTATCAAAGTAGGGGAGAACAAAGATGCAGCTGAGTGAGCATTTTTCATTGGACGAGGCTACTTACAGCGAAACTGCTGTGCGTCAAGGTATTGATAATCAACCTTCATCTCTTCAGTTGGAGAACATGAAAGTAGCTGCTCAAAAGCTTGAGCAACTACGTGCTGTTACAGGCCCCTTGAAGATTAACTCTTGGTTGCGTCTACCAGCTGTTAACGTAGCTGTTGGAGGCTCTAAAGTGTCTTCTCACATGGATGGTTGGGCTATTGATGTATCTAGCTCTAAACTAACTCCTTTGCAACTCTGCCAAGAAGTACAAAAGGCTGGTATCAAGTTCGATCAGATGATCCATGAGTTTGGTCGTTGGATGCACATCAGCTTCGCACCTGAGATGAGACAACAAGAACTTACTATATTCCGTCCTGAGAATAAATACAAAGCTGGTATCTTGACTGAAGAGCAGTATCATAAGGCGTAAGCCTAAAGTGTATCCTATGGGATACAAAAGGCCTCTAGTGTCCATAATAGGAAACACTAGAGGCTTTTTAGTTTTTACTCTAGATGAAGATAAAAGCTACGGTGAATAACCCTAGATGGATAAGAATTGCATTACACATCTCATATTCATCTTCTTCCATCTCTACGATAGCTTCATCAGTGTGGTGAATACCGACTACAAAGCCTCCTGTCCATGAGAGATCAATTACCATGTTGTATCCTTTGTGTATTCCATGTAAGGGACTGAACGCACCAGAGGGAACTTCTCCTTAAACGCTTCAATGGACATATCCGTGCCTAACACTATCTCGACATAATCAACACCTTCGGCTTTGAGTTTAGCCTTCAATGTGTCACATCCGGGACAGTTAGGTTTGCTGTATACGATTGTTTTCATATTAGCCCCCGAAGGGGCCTCCTTTCTTAGCGGATAGGGCAAGCACCAGACGCACATTCAGCATCGTCAAGGCCAATATTAGCTTCGTCAATAGCCGTGATAGTACGTGTATTAGCTACCATCTCATTGTATTGCTCCTCAGTGATCTCCTCCAATGGAGCTTGTTTGAAGCCATGCTCTGAGTGTAACAGGAAAGACAATGATTTGTGGTTTGTCTTGTAGTTCTTTTTGAGGTACTTCTTAATTTCAGGAAGCTCTTCAGGACGGTAGTACACAGTACAAGACACAGAGTTATCACTCCACACTTCTTGCAACCACTTAACTGTTTCCAGTTGAGAGATAGCTGTCATGTCCTTAGCCAGTACAGCATGATCTGGGTGACGGAAGGGGAACGACACTACAACAGTGCTGTGGTCTTCTGAACCATCAAAGTTCTGTTGATACTCTACATGATAGCCATGATCCTTACAGACTTGTACCAAAGCGTGATTAGAGCTGATACGGATACGTCGAATCATGAAACGAGCGTAAGCAGGGTGACAGCCGGGAGTCACACCGGGCAGCAGAGACAATGTACCTGAAGGCTTGACAGTAGTCAACTTGATTGACTTATTGAAGCCGTGTTTCTCGCTATAAGACTCATCAAAAGCACGAATCTTACCGTATGTATCCTTTAACCAAGACTTCTGTTCTTCAGTGGCTTGGAGCACACCCGTGATACCAATACCCATTCGCATGTTCTCATGAACGATAGCTTCTGTGACCTTTTGGTGACACTGGAGCGCCAACGAGTGCTTGTTAATACGATACAACAAAGTACAGACATCCAAAAGCTCTTCTTTACTAGAGATATTAGGAAGGAATACTTCTGCAAGACAGCAGGTTTCACCGTCAGCAAGAGATTGTTCAGCACATGGGTTATAGCCTTGTACTTTGGGATCTGGATACTGAGTTTCACCCAATCGTCCGACTTTTCGTGAGAGTTTGAGATTGATGAGGCCGTAAGGTTCGCCTTTGCCTTCATAACCATCCCAGAAGAAGTCGTGCAGATCTCCAATATCGTGACACACGACTGAGTTGTTGGACATGGATCTCCATGACGGGATATTGCCCAAGTCCCATCGCTTAGCAAGTAGATATTCCACATCGTCAGCATCTCCAATAGCGATTTGAGCACTTCGACGCACGTTACCTGCCACGACAACAGCACCAATAATGTTCATAATGTCCAAACAATCTACAGGACGAAGCTGCTTACCTGCACGTTTCTCCAAGACTTTACTGATATTCTCAATACCCCATACCAAGTCCTCAGGGCCAGAAGCAGTGCCGCCGAATCCTTTAATAGGGGCGCCTTTAGAGCGGATCAACTGTGTCGAATACGAGAAAGTTTGTTTACCCGAGCTGTGAGCCAAGAAAGCAGCTTTGAGTGTCTTACCAAGAAGAGCAACCCAACCTTCACGACTGTCAGGAACAATAAAATCAGCCCCGCTATCGTTACTACGAGTAGGACACTTAAAATCAAGATTAACTGGAGGAAGTTTATTAACATTTTCTCGTTGAATGTTGTAGCCAACACCTGAGCCAAGCATAAGCATATCCATAGCCCAAGTGAATGGCTCTACTGGCTTATCGATTGTACGGAAAGCACAGTTCTGAAGACTAGAAAGGCCTAACTTGTCCACTGTGTCTGTACCAAGTTGCCACCAGAAACGACCTGCTACAGAGCCTTTAAGACCCAATAGGTACTTACGCAAGCGGACTTCTTCGTCCTCAGTGAAACCACAGTGGAGCTGCTCATCACAAGCCTTAATAACACGCTCTACCGTATCAGGAAATTCTTCTGTAGGGCTATTGATGTCGTTCTCGTTCAATCGACGAGCGTAGGTACGTTTATAGGTCAAATAGCCCACTGAAGACCACGGAGTACCGACTTCGTACATGTCTTTAGATGTATCGTTCATTGTTTCTTTCTCTGTTTTGTTGTTAAATTTTGAAGGGCAACTATTTTAGTAACTCTCGATCATTTTGTCAAGATACCAAGATGCCTTTTTTAGATCCTCTACACCATTTTTGTCCATGAACCGCATTAAGTACTGCATAAGTTGTACATAATCTGATTCAAACAAAGCAGCTTCTTTGGTGTAATGAGGCACTGTCTGCAAGTTCTGCCCTTGAACCTTACGTACAAGTTTCTCAATAACATCACGTACTTCAATACCTGTCATTAAATAAGCAAATGTTTTAGCTTCATCGCTATCAAATAACATGTAATGCTTTGGTTTACTAACTACATCGTAAATATCTTTAGCTGTTGTACCGTTGAGTTTCTCTTCAGGGATATTCAATGAAGCCATATACTCCTCTACTTCCTTAATTGTCGGTTTCATAAGGTTACTTTCTGTCTGTTTGATCATTCTAATAACGTCACTTTCTCTCATGTTCTGAGTACTTTCGTTGTACGCCATATTTACGGCTTAAGTATTCGATTGATAAAAACATCTCATCGAAGTGTCCATCTTTTACGTCATTCATGACAAGAAGACCACGCCAGTGACGGTTGCTCAACTTGTCCATATAGTCTTCGTCATGAAGATAATAAGAGCCAACCACGATAGAACAAACAGGATGCCCGTCAGCACGTTTTCCATAGGCAACTTGTTTTCCTTGTTGGTGGCCTGCAATGCAAGACATGTGAAGTTTACTAATAATAGCAGCTGGACTAGCAGCAGGACGTCCCATTGCACCAACAGGCCAGTAGTGATTGAACCCCACACCTTCAATGAATACGGGATGTAGGAATTCATGTACTTCCCAATCTTTCAAGTTAAGGTCATCATAGGTCAATAAACCTTCCAGCATAGGGTTGTTGTTTACAGCCCTTGTCAGTCGATTGCAATGGTTTCCTTTTAAGAAGACCATTCGAGGCTTATAGACCTTGTGTTTAGCTTCTCGTTGGCTCTTTTGAAGCTCTTTGAGAGGCTCTAGGAGCACTTTCATGCCTTTGTTACCAGCCTCTACGTCAGCAAGGTAGCGTTTACCTTCAAAGTATTTGCTACCTGCTTTATCGTGGCTGGAAAGGCTAGGGAAGTCCCAATGATCTCCCAAGTGAACAACCACATCAGGACGGTACTCACAGATTGCTTTCCCTGCCCATGTAAGGTGTTCTTGAGGCGCATCAGGTTTACACTGGGTATCTGGAATGCAAAGGATTCTCATTTGAACATATCCCCGTCTTGATTCGGATCACTACTCCAAGGACGGTGCTCATAAAGCTCAGGGAAGGCTAAGAGAATCTGTTGTAGACGTTCATCATTCAAGCATCGGCCATGTCCTGCAAGCACTTCACCTGTGTATGGGCAAGGATCATTCATGGGGAAGTTAACTGAGTAGTACACTTGCTCTTTGATACTGTAGCCGTAGTTCTTTTCCATTTCATCCATGACCTTATCAAGTACTTCCATCCAAGAACCATTATGAGGTTCGATGACAACTGTGTGCTTAACAGGGACTGTCTCACCGTATTCATCAATCCACTCATTTGTTCGCATCTCAAAAGCCCAGTAACCATCTTCACAGTCTGTGAGTACAGCATTGTCTTCAAAGGTTGTAGGCTTAGTCCACAGATTCTTGAAGTTCTCTAGTTGTTCGGTGAACCACATTGAAAGCTTTAACATCATAGTTGTTTCCTTTTTCGGTTGGTTGATTACATGGAAATAGTCGTCAAGTGTCATAGAACTCTCCGTCCATTGGATGATACACGACATAAGCAGTCTCAAAGATTCCGTTACCGTAGTCCTTAACAACTGGAGATGTCTCTATCATTCTACATCCTAAACGAGGATGATCTATAACGTACACCTTGTACCCTTTAGTCCAATCAGGGATGAACATAGGAGGTTTGTAGTGAACGATTAGCTTACTCATAGTTGTCCCATTCTTCAACTACAAACATGAGTCGATAGTAAGGTATCCCATCAAAAGTACGTTTAGACACAAAAAAGCCACCTGTGGCTGTTGTGTATTCTTCGTGTTCGACACATGACTTCATAAGAGAGCGGGCAAGTTTACGAAGCTGACTTATACGAGGTGTCTCGGGATAAGTGTTGTGCCATGTCCATTCTAAGGCTTCCATTGTCTTCTGAACCTTATCAAAGTCAAATTCATCTAGGAATTCTTCAATGATTTCATTCTCGTCCTTGTTCATACAACTCCTTCAATGTTGGAAATTCAGAAAAGATAATATCACGACATTGCTCAGCTACGTCACTATGTTCCTTCTGTGTTGCAGAATCACAACGAATGTCAATGTAGTGCAACCAGCTACGAAGAGTGCCGTTCATGTACATTTTAGACATCGTAAGCCCTTCAGGGAGCAGCTTACGAGCTACCTCTTTAGCGATACCTTTATCTAGAGCTGAAGAGTACAGGAACTTAGCTTCATCTACGAGCCTTCGTTGAACACCTTCCCACCAGTACTGGAGACTCAAGTCATCAGTGTACAAGCTATTCTGACGATTCTTCTCGTCTTGTAAGCGTACTTGTGATGTCTGAATGAACCCTTCAGAGACTGCGTATCTTTGGCTGTATTCTTGGAAGGAGAAGCTACGGTGACGTAAGATCTGACGAGCAATGTCACGAGTAGTTTCAATTTCCATACAGACATTAACCATCTCAAAAGGAGACCAATGCTTGTTCTTGATGAGATACTTAAGGAGCTTTGGGGCAGTGGTTGCATTGTCCTGATTCGCAGGATTGCTCACCCGTGCCATCTTTGCAACTAGTTCCTCCGCCTTCGGTGTTACCCACACTAGACTGACTTGGGACATATTGTTTACCTTCCTCTATCGCTTTCTTTAAAATTTCAACTAAACCAAAATTGACTAACTGTTGTACCTCCAGTGGGGATAATGTTAAGTCAAAGTCAGCACTACCGTCTTCATTTTCCTTCGTTAATGTAAGTTCCATCTAATACCTTCTTTCGTCTTTCTTTAATCCAATCTTCAGGAATTGACTTATCAGCGTATTGAAAACCGTTCTTAACACACCACTGAGCATACGTTGTACGTGATCCTTTGTTTAGCTTTTGTGAGCTATTGGAGAACACGAATCTAATGTCCAAGTGTGGTTGCTGTCTCTTGATGAGAATGTGTTTCTTACGGTCTGCAATCAGGAAGCGTCCCTTAGTCTCTACGATGATCCCATTATCGAGAACAAAGTCAGGAGTATATTGATGCTCACTCGCTGGCTTGATGTACTTGATCTTAGTCTCTTCGTACGTGAAAGGAACACCTGCTGCTGTCAAGGCTTTAGCGACATCTTCTTCAAGACCGCTACGCCATCCATGCTTCAAAGCATTAGCTCTTTTGGAGCTTGTTGTCTTACGAGTTACCATTTAAAGCTTTGTTCTTTCATACTGATGCAACAACTGTCCAAAAGCATCTACGAACACTTCATCTTGCTGTGTGTGTCCCATAGCGAACATGATAGCGTGTACAAGCTCATGGAAGAATGTCTGCTCTGTAAATACCTTGTTCATTCCAGCACGTAGGAAAATCGTTTGAGTATCACAAGCGCACTTACCGTACTCACTGAGATCCTCTACGTACTTGACTGTCCACTGACACCCAACGAGGTAGAAACTAGAGGGCACATTTGGTTTGGTTCTCTTCGTAGCCATAACAAATTTAGATTCTCGTCGACACGAAGTTGATTACCATCGTAAGCTTTGAGAC